GCAAATACAGGTTCAGGCGGTGGTTCAGCTGGTGGTAATTTAAGTATCGGCGGTAACGGCGGTTCTGGGGTTATTATTCTTCGATACGAAGATACTAAAACAATTACACTTGGTGCAGGGTTAACAGGTTCTACATCTGCTGCAAGCGGTGGATATAAGAGAACAACAATTACTGCTGGCACGGGAAATGTGAGCTGGGTATAATGGCACACTACGCATTTTTAGATGATTCTAATATCGTCACAGAAGTCATTGTTGGCAAGGACGAAACCGAACTTATTGAAGGTTTAACACCCGAAGAATGGTACGGAAATTTCCGAGGTCAGCGGTGCGTGCGCACTTCTTACAACGGCAATATTCGTTACAACTATGCGGGAATTGGATTTACATACGACCCGGTTGATGATGCGTTCATCGCGCCTATACCAGAGTGCGGTCATGATGCTTTGTTGTTGAATAATGAAAAGAAATGGGAGTGCGCAGACTGTGAAGCCATGGCTATGCGAAGCGGGCAAGACTCTTAGAGACCAGGTAAATAGTGCATATCCAGACCGCGACAAGCGTTCAGATGGGTGGGTTGCTGACCAGAGACATATGTCTGGTGGCAAATCTGACCATATACCAAATCTTGCTCGCGGCGCGGTTGTCTCCGCAATCGACCTTGACAGGGATTTGCATGGAGTACCAAAACCAGACGACATGCCTTACCTTGCAGACCAGCTACGACTGCTCGCCAAATCTAAAAAAGACAGTGGAAGAATTGCCTACATCATATTTGATGGCTCTATTGCCAGCCCGAAGAAGTCTTGGGCTTGGCGTAAATATGTGGGGAGCAATCAGCACCGCCATCACTTGCACTGCAGCTTTACGAGCAAGGGCGATAAAGATGGCTCACCATTTCAAATCCCACTACTCCAAGGAGACTAAATGAACATGAAGAACCCTGCAGTCCTAACAGCTGGCGCTTTCCTTTCAGCTTGGGCAGCTTCTAACTTCGCAGCAGATTACCGCTCAATCCTATGGGCGATTCTCGCCGGCGTATTCGGTTACGCAACTCCAAAGAAGTGAGCGCTAGCGACCTCGCAGCTTGGGCTGTAGGAGTTGTAACAGTCCTGGGTGGCGTTGCCGCTTATGTTCAGTTCATGATTAAGCATTATCTAAATGAGCTCAAGCCTAACGGCGGCGGTTCAATGAATGACCGCTTAGTGCGTGTCGAAGCCATGTTGGAGCTATTAGTCAAGGGAAAATAAAGTCATGGCTAGGAAAAAACCCGTCATAGATTTAGATACCTACAATGCATTAGATGCCTACTGCATTTCGCTCAACGAGTTTTACAAATCACTACGTCGCAGCGGCTTTAGTGAGACTCATGCTTTTTGGCTCATGGCTGACCGAGACATGTACCCGGATTGGATTCTTCCCGCTAAGCCTATTGAAAAGATAGGCGACGTAGATTACGAGGATGACGACGATTAAAAGAATAGTTATTCTCAGTGACCTTCAAGTTCCGTTCGAAGACGTATGGGTCACGCAGAATATTGCCCGCTTCCTGGCTAAATACAAGCCAGACCAGACAGTGACAATCGGCGATGAGATTGACTTTCAGACAATCTCAAAATGGAGTCAGGGTACGCCAGAGGAATACAGCCAGAGTCTAGGCGATGACCGAGACCGCTGCGTAGACCTGCTCTGGGAGCTGGGCGTGACTGACTGTATAAGGTCAAATCACACCGATAGATTGTATAACGTCATCATGCGCAAGATTCCTAGCTTCCTCAGCTTGCCCGAACTGCGCTTCGAGAAGTTCATGAAATTCGATGAGCTTGGTATCACCTTTCACCGCGAGCCTATGCCTATTGCGCCGGGTTGGGTGGCAGTCCATGGCGACCATACGCCAATCAAGAATATGGGCGGTCTGAGCGCCATAGAAGCCGCTAAGCGCTTCGGTAAGTCAGTTATATCAGGTCATACCCATAGAGCCGGCAAAACGGCTTACAGCGAGTCTGTAGGGGGTCGTATGGGGCGCACACTACATGGTGTAGAAGTGGGCAACCTCATGAGCTTTTCAGCTGCCAAATACACCAAAGGGTCTGCGCAGTGGCAGCAAGCTTTTGCCATCATGTACGTTCATGGCAAGACAGTGCAGGTCGACCTAATCAATATCGAGAAGAATGGCACGTTCATAGTCGAAGGCAAGGTCTATGGAAGGGTTCGCTAGACCTGACTTTGGGGATGAATCAGTCGATGAAATCGTTACCAAAACGTTATCAAACACGCGTAGGGTAATTTTGACTTATGCTCAAATCTGAGTAATTTAAGTCATGTAAGGAAATCCGAAACCCTTACAGAGATTAGGTAAAAATGATTAAGACAACTACACGCAATTTGCGACTAGGCAGTGTCATCGTAATCGATGGACAACAGCGCGTTATTACATCAAAGAAAAAAGCTTTTAAAGCTGCAGAATGGTTTATTACATTCACAGATGGAGATTACGAAATAACCCACAATTACAGTTCAAATAAAAAGTGGGAAGTATTGGATTTGGTGTTCTAATATGTCAAAAATGGGCGCATACCTTTTAGAGCTTGAAGAAGACTTTGAGCGATTGACCACAACCTCAATGGAGTGGACAGCTTCTACATGGAGCGGACAGGTCGAAGACGGACGATTCGATTTCGACCAGCGTGACTGGAAATATACCCATATTTACTGGTTCGACAATTATGCAGCTGTTGTTGCTGCTAAAGGAATTCTCCGGGAACTAGGCGAGGAATTTAAAGTCTCGTCGGATGACTGGTCTTCGGAGTGGGCAATAATCACAACCTATACATCTAATGTCTGGAAAGGGCTCTGAAATGACAGTAGGACAGATAATCGTGTTCGCAGCGGTTTGCTTTAGCTTCTGGCTAGGTAATCGCTCAGGATACGCGAACGGCTATGTAGCCGGGCGCAAGGCAGTACGCAAGCATTACGAACAGTTGACAGCGAAGGTGGGGTCATGAAAGCTCATGAACTACTCCAATCCGCCAGTGACACTATCAGTGTCCGCAACGCAACTCATGGTGACAGTAAAGACAACATGCGCCGAACCGCGATGCTCTTATCTGCATATCTTGAAACTCCAATACACGACTATCAAGTCGCAGTCATCATGCAGCTCGTCAAGATTAGCCGAACTCAAGAATCCCCATACCTGCTTGACCACTGGGTCGATTTGCTTGGTTACGGAAGTATCGCCGGCGAGCTCGCTCTCGGAGAGGAGCTTGACTAATGTTTAACCTAGACGATTATGAGACAGTTGAGGAAAGACTGACCAAATTCTGGAAAGACCATCCGGAAGGAAGAATCGAGACAAAGCTTATCGAGCACACAGCAACACGCTTCATCGTATGGTCTGCAATCTTTAGAGATTCTGCAGATATTCAGCCTTGGGCTACAGGGTTAGCAGAAGAGACAGTGCAGGGTCGCGGTGTCAACGCTACCTCAGCACTAGAAAACTGTGAGACTTCATCGATTGGGCGCAGTTTAGCGAACGCCGGATACGCAACTAAAGGCAAGCGCGCAAGTCGCGAAGAGATGCAAAAGGTTGCAAAAGGTGTCGAGGTAAAACAGACCATCGAAGCAACTAAAGCGAAGATGGCAGACACAGCCAAAGAATATGTACCAGTACCAGTAGAATCAGACCCATGGACACAATGGGAAGCAGCGCCAGTTCAGACTATGGAGTCAGCGGTCGAGATGGTGAAATCCGTACTTGGTGGCACAACGGACAAGGACATACAGCGTTGCAAGCATGGCGAAATGATATGGAAGACTGGTACTTCGAAAGCTGGTAAGCCTTGGGGTCACTGGCGTTGCGTGAACCAGGTGACTAGCGGTATGCCAGGCGCGGACACAGAAAAGTGTGAACCTATTTGGTATGAGATTGCCAAAGATGGAACATGGCAGAAGCGCGCATGACAAAGCTATCTGACTTCGACTTAGATTACTCGTATGGGCTTCAAGGTGAAAACCTTGTCGACCAGCTGCTCAATGGTGCTAAGACTGTAGAAGTAAAGCGAGACCGCCGATGGTGGGATACTGGCAATATTTATATTGAAGTGTCTTGCTGGTACAACACTTCGCAATCTTGGGAAGACTCTGGTCTATCAGTTACAGAAGCTAAATACTGGGCTTTTGTGTTGGAGTCTGGAGTAATTCTAGTACCTACCAATCACGTTAAGTATGCGGTCAAGGTATTTGGCAGAGCCATTACATGCGACATAGAGCCTAATCGCAGCCGAGGTTATCTAATCAAGGCAGAAGATTTGCTTACAGCTATGAAGGAGTTGGACTAATGGGTCACCTACAGTTCTTAAATCAAGATGGTGAGTGGGAGTCATTTCCAACACCAGAGCAAGAAGCTAACCTTCGAGCTAATGCTGAACTTTTAGAAGAATTGGGATATAAGCTGATTTGCCAAATGTGCAATAAGTTCCCAAATGCGCTACAGATTCGTCAACGTTATCTCAAGCATGAGTGGACGTGCGAAGGCTGTGGCACTATAAATTCTGCTGGCAAGGCATGACCTAATCCATGTCACGTCACAGAAAAGACCGGGGGTTGCGGACGGAACGGGTCGTCGCTGCGTACTTAGCGCAGTGGTGGAACGGCGCAACTGTCGGTCGCGGCGCGGGAAAAGACATAGTGAATATCCCTATGGTCGATATAGAGGTGAAAGCCAGAAGTACCTTTAGCCCGCTGGAGTGGTTGCGCCAGGTCAAGAAGCGAACGGAGAAGACATCAGATTTGTCTGTTGTTGTTTGCAGAATGAACGGACAAGGCGAAGATGCTGGGGGGTATCTAGCCTTCATGCAGTTCAGCGACTTGGTGCAACTACTCCTTAAAGCCGGTTACGGCGATATACAGCCAGATTCGATACAATTAGAGCCTACATATTGTCAATGCGGCAATACGATTATGAAGGGTTCATCATGTCCGATATGCGAGAAGCTCGATAATGCCAGTGTATGAGTTCGAGTGCGATAACACAGAGAAGTGTGAGGCTAATTTAAGATATGACAAAGAATTCTCAATCAATGACAGCCATGAGGTTGACTGCCCGCTATGCGGAGCGCCTATGCGTAAGATTTACAGCTCAGTTCCAGCGCACTTCAAAGGCTCTGGGTTCTATACAACAGATTCCAAATAAACGACACACCGGTCTGACCAGCACTTATGTAAATGAGATTGACAGCTCTGGTACTCTAACGGCTAGAGCCTTAAAGGGCTCAGAGCGAGCCGCTTCGCGGATAGCTCGCTCGGTAGCCATCGTTATTGGGATAGCTCTATCTATGCAGAGCACTGCAGTAGGAGTAGGCTCACAAGCGCCTATTCAAAGCATTAAACAATTAGCAGATACACAGCTCACAGAGAAGCAAGAATACTGTCACAATCAAATCGTGTATAGGGAATCTCGCTTCATCAAGGATGCTTCTAATGGTTCACACCATGGGTACTACCAGGGTAGAAGCAAGGTGCTAGATAACGCACCAGATGATTACCAGTTCTATTGGTTCTACCATTACACAATGCATAGGTATGGATTAGACCCTATCAATAAAGAGATACCTAACTACTGTGCATCACTAAAACATTTAAAGACTAAAGGCTGGCAGTGAGTAGCAAAAGGAATGACCCAAGACTAACGCGTGACTATAAAGCGTTTAGACTTAAGGTACTAGCTAGAGACCAGTGGACATGCCAGTATTGTCAATCACCTGCTGATACAGTTGACCATGTGATTCCAATTAGTCAGAGCCCAGAGCTTGTTGTCTCATTTGATAATGCTTTGGCTTGCTGTAAATCGTGCAATAGTAGTAAGGGTT